CAGGAAATAGTTAAACCGGTTCTCTTTAAGTACAAGAGGACTTTTAGGTAGCCCCTCTGAGCTAAGCTCACATGAAGACTCTTTAACCTCTCTCTTCAGTTCCAGAGGTGCTCATAGATCTCGGTATACCGAATCTTATGAACAATTCCACCCAAATAGGGTAAGAGATACCAGGTTTGCACGACACACCATCACACCTAGTAGTAAAGTAGAAACCGGGCCTCACCCTGAAGCACCGGTGACAACGACGGATGGACTTAGCTCTGCGTTTGCGCGCATAACTAGATCTACCCGAACCAACACAATCCTTATAGTTAAAACTGCAAATGTAAAGACAAACGTCAAAAGGCAAATGCCTTCCCAACCTGCTAGCGGCGATCGCCAAAGCTACTGCACGCTCCTTCATGGGAATCATTTAACCCTGTGACTTGCGTTATTATGGTTCCTCTCGATTTCAGGCCCAAGTCTACCACCAGTTACCTCTGTGCCGTAATTGGCGTAGGTCTCGTTCCTATTTGCCTTATCCAGTGCAATGCGCTTGTAAGTGTTGTGCGCGACCTTTTCACTTGGGGTTGGTCTCCTGATCAAGCCTTCAAACGGCTGCACAGCAGCAGCATTTTCCACATAATCAAAGCAATCAAAAGCAGCGAATCGATTATCGTGACTAAAACCCATAGCAGCCCAATCAGAAGGTGGAGCGTTGTGTGTCAACATATAGTTCCATGTTATTGGTGCGTAGAGCCTACACACCCTACGCAGGGTCTCAGCCTTATCTCTCATAGTGGCTATTACCTGATCCGCCATAATGGCACCCCCCTTCCAATTAAAAGTTCCACGCGCATCCATGTAAGCGGAACTGCTCGTGTCCTTGCAATAAACAGCCACTTGAAGTAACACCTCAGCCACATGTTCACTGGGAACCCCTAACCCTTCTAGGGTGACCTGCACCTTTGCCATTTCTTCAGCACTGGCCATGTTGTTCGATATGGACTGTGGCACTATGAGGCTCAACTGATCAATGGACCACCTGCTATAGATGTGGGAATGGTCTGTGTGCACACTAGCCGGCCTCTTCAGACTGGGCCTTCCTAACTCAAAACAAGGATTGGTAACCTGTGTCGCTCGTTGTGTCTTCCTTAGATAGTCACGCAAACTGTCCAATCTCTTCTGCAGCTCTATATCTATGTCAGGCAGGAGGTTACCTGCTGCATCATGTGGCACACTTGAACTTGCCTCACCCTTCTGTTTAGTATCTGCACTCATGGTTATTCAATCACGGCCAATCAACCTAAGGCATACACACAAAATCCGCACGCAATCGACGGACAGACTCTACCAACTCTGAATTCAAATTGCAAGCTACGATGGAGATTGATTCACCAGTAACACTAACTACACAGTCTGCACTTTTAAAAGTCGCTAGCAACAAGTAGCACAGAATAGCAGAGAGACCAACCACTAAAATCAGGCCATCACGCATGGTTTCGTTGGCATAAATTGCAAGGGGCTCGAGTATCTGGCGTTCTCACAAGTATGACCAAAGTGAGTAGCAAGGCACTAACAAAAGCTACGAACTTGTAACTAGGGTTGTCACCGTAGGTTTTGCCTGTTGGTGCAAAGTATGAAGCAGCTTTGGTTCCGTCTTTGTAGCAACCGCCGAATGGGAATCTGTGGTACTGATCACCTGCGATGGGGAGAGTTGACCTGTTCGTTGTGAAGATTATCAAGCTCAAACCAACTCCCACAGCTACCGCGATTACTGCGTTCTGATAATTCGGTGGGGCCTGTAAAGGCATCAGAAAAATCCAGCAGCACCCTCAGGGTTGAGAATTCGCAGTTTGCTAGTGTGCCTAGTTAAGCAAATCAGATACAAATGTAAATTGTTGGCCAACGGTCGCTCGGAGCAACAAAAAGTTACCACCTCGAAGGTTTTACCTTGGGCTGTTCTTGGAGTTAAGAATTCCACTGAGTGGCTCGTTAGAAGCTCCTCAACCTCTTGCTCGCAACAGAGAATCTGCCCCTCTAATTCGCCTTCAAACAAACCTTCAAATACCACTGAATCCTCCAAGTCAGACTCAACTCTGAAGCCCAATCTACCGAGTAATCCGCAAGTATTTCTCCCGAAGCGATGAGTTCTATAACTCAGAAAATCCGCACTCAATAAATTGGGGTTGCAACTTTGCAAGGGATCACCGAAAGCAATGTCCACCCAATCTGGCAACTTTGCAAGGTTTTGATATTCGTCCAAGATGACTAGCTTCCCCTCTTCAGGTGTTGCAGGCAGGGCCTTGATCTGATTTCCCTTCAGGTTTATTGGGTCAGGACTTGCAGTAGTGTAAGCAACTAAATGATCAAACTCCTCGAGCAACTGCCTAATAATTGTGGTTTTCCCACCACCCGGCACACAATTAATGATCAAAGGCTTATTCAAACTTGGGCCTACTCTAGAAAAACCACAATCTACGAGTTTATTAATTACACACAACATATTCAAAACTAACCTATCTACCTAAGGGCATTCATTGCTCTTCGAACAGGTGCTTTATGTCAGACTTGAGTAGATGCTTGTACTTAATGATCGTCCTTACGCACCCATAGTAAGCACCCAGCTCCTCCTCGTCCATCCTCGAGGTTATTCTCTCACCAAGCCTGTACGCATAGGAAACTTCAATGGCGTAGTTATCAATGCAATTTGCCAAGTTATTAGTCTCCTTTGCGATGCACATTCTCTCAAATACCAACTGCGGTTTTTTATAGATCCCATCCGGGCACAAATGCCAACCACAGAATGTTGGTGTGCTTGTGTGCTGAACTTTCGCTTTAAGAGAAAGCTTGTTCAAGAAGCCCTCATGCTCACTTTTCTTTCTCAAAACTTTGGAGGAACACATGTCATCACCCGCGAAACAGATGAACTCATCCCCACGAATGTGGTACCTAAGAAAGGTGAATAACATGTTAGCCATGGTGTTGAAGAGGAACGTGCTTGCTTCACCCGAGAACCTCATGATTGCGAATGACCCCAATTTTGACCCGAGATGGGTTTTAATGTACTCATAATCCTTGATTAGATCTAGTGGCAATCTCAAGTACTTCATTAGCTCCAACTCAAAAGCCATAATGTACTGATCTTGGGAAGAATCAAAGGCCTCATAATCAGACTCAGTGCATAAACCGGAGAAGTTACCCTTGATAACCCACTCGTTCAGCTCCTCAAGCCCTTTGCCGGAATGTATGTAATACCTTTCAGGCAAAGCTTCCTGAAGTTTCATTTCTATGTACCTCATGTATGGAGCAAAACGACAAAGGACTGCATGCTGAAAGCATACTATACTCTGTGCTGCCTTTGCCATCCTGAATCTGTTATCAAACTTTGTACATATCTGGCTTTTTGAGAATATCATCCCCACATCTGCCAACCAATCCCTACATGATCTATTGCTGTGGTTCTCTATAGTTGCAGCGCTTTTGCTCGTTTTCTTATCAAAGAAATTGTTACGAGCAAGATCCATTTTAGCATGGTCCATGTGAGGTTTGAGGGGCACTTTGTCTAAGAACTGATTGAGCAGAAACTTGCCGAAAGGCCTAGCGTTATGAAGCTTCCCCATTTCCTTCGCTGGCTTAGAAAACCTTAGCCTCTTCTTTACAGCCATGATGAAGGTGACTGTGTCTGATGCCCTATGCCTTGGGTATATGGTTTCAAAGCGCTCTGCAGCATTGGTTAACTGAATGGCATTCCGCTGTTTGCTGTGGTCATCTGTGAATTGGTCCGACACCAGGGTCCCTATGCGATGTTCCCTAATTTCCTTATTAAGGATTCTATGCACCCACCTGGTTCTGGTACCCTCTAACTCTTCTCTTGGTAAGTGGATCTTGAATGACTCTTGAGCCTCTTCTATAGCTTGCAACTCCTCCTCTTGCAAGTCCTCTGTCTGACCTAGGTCTATCATGCCCTTTAACCATGGATCCCCTGAAAGTTTCTCTTCTCTCACGCCCTCATCTTTGCCCACTTTGTAGAAGCCAGTCTTGAAAATTGGAGTGCCGGGTAGGTACAACTTCAGGTCACTGACAGCGGCGCGCCCAGACAGGAATTTATTCAAGCACCTGTCCTTGTAAACCTGCATCAACGTGTCCAAATTGAGCCCGGTTGCATTGCAGAAAGCCACATTCTCACTAAATCGACTCAAGGCAGTCACCCATCTCCTGTCACTCGCCTTTACGCTGACCCCGGTTATGACAATCGAACCATTCTTGTAATTCATGCCAGTACTCTCACCAAAAGTTTGCACATTACAATCTGGCCCTAGGTAGCTACGCACAACTTTGCGTTCATCAAATGAGCTGACCAGTATTACCTCCAGATATTTCTGATCAAGGTCCACCAAATGATCGAGGCCTTCTCTAATTATGTACTCTTCATTGATGCTGCATTGCATTTCACTTATGCTGCAGGGTAAACGCCCAATGAAGTTCGCATTCTTGAATCTGCGGCTTTCAATATTGAACTTGTACTCCTGCTTCTGGAGCAATGATGTGGCACAATCTGGGATACCCACAAAGTTATTGCGGTCCTTCTCATTGTCATAATCACTTTGACAAGGGTCACCCATCACAACCAGGCGCACCCCTGCAGGCATTAGGCAGATAACCAAGTCCAAGTAGCCTGGTGGGTATAACTGTATCTCATCAATGACCACCACATCACTCGTGCACAATGTTCTAGCTCGCTGCACAAACCTTTCGAATGTGAGGAGATACCAATTCTGCTGCCCCTTCCGCAACCGCAACTTCATGTCTGGTTCAAAATCTATGTCAGCCTTCACTTCTTTCAAAAGCGCTTGTCGTGGAGACACATAAAAAAGCCGCTTGCCCCCAGCCTTGTTACAGAGATTTTTGAAAATTCTTGACTTACCGGCTCCGAAAGTGCCAAAAATCCCGTACACTTGCATCTTTAAATCTAATTCCGACTCGCTTTGTATGTGCTCACGCAAATTATGCTCAGAATTGAACAGCTCTGACATGAGCACCCCTGTGGAACCCTCGTGGAAACTATCAGCTAGCAACTTTGCCCGCGCTGTACTGACATCAAAAGTTAGTATGGAAGCAACTGTAGCCACCTCTGCGAAAGCTGAATCACTGATTGCGTTGCTAACTGCTAAGTCAGTCAACTGGTTGAACGCATGCGTTTTAACCTTCTCGCAATAGGTGAGGTGCTCATTATCCAACGTGAAGTACGCGTGCGTCTTACCTTGTGGATTCAAAACCAGCCTCCTCCCTTGTGCGTCAATAATGGCGTTAATTGAGAATATACAACAAAGTTGCTCAATGTCAGTCAATTCAAGACCCAAACCAGAGTGCAGCGACTCGTTAATCCTATCATAACCATCCCGAACAAGCACGGTGCGCAACTCACTCACATCCCGTTGCAAAGCTTGAGCCATTGCAACAAGTACACATTGATTCCTGGGGTACTCAAGACAAAACACTGCGCCAGAGCTGGTGCCACCCAACCTTATGTAACATGATGGCCACACTTTCCCGGTACTTTCCCTTGGTCCGACCCTTAGGCTAACGTCTTGCTCATCAATTATTAACACTACACATGTAGTGTACATGGTGACGAGGGCGCAAACCTCAAGAACACTTTGTCTCGCATTATCTAAATTGGTTAGTATCGACCCCTCTAGCTCAACCTGCTGTGTTGCGAGAAATTCCAGACCCTCATTCACGAACTGCACTACTGTGTTTTCTCTCAAGCCCAGACCCTTAGCAAGCGCACCAAATAGACTTCCACTATAACCTGTGGGTGCACAATTCACAGACGTTTGAGCACTCAACTCAACATCAGCGGTTATTTTAAATCTCAAGGATTTGTCTGGACATATTGAAGGCCCACTTACTCCGGTGGCGCTCTGGTTAGTGCCAATCTGACCTGGCCCCTCTGACGCACCAATACACTGTCCTATTTCCAACCTACTCCCAGGGATAGTGTTGGGGTTAATCTCACCAGTCTGTGGACTAGGTTCCGGAGTTTGCTCCGGCACGTTGTGGCCATCTCTATCCTCATCTTCGCAAGCCTCATCATTTTCAGCGGCAACTACTGATAATTTCACCACTTTGTACAACAACCCAAGAGTACTGCTTCCAGTGTGCTTGAGCGCTAGCGACTCAGGTGACGCCACGGAACCAAGCTTTAGGATGTGACCCTCATTAATTAGCAAATCCGACTCTTGGCCGCAGCAAGCCAGAGAAATAACCACATCACCTTTGATTGCAAATGCATATATCTCTGTAGCACCACTGCGCAACACATGATTGATGGCATGTGTGGCTGGTCCGCACTTGTGGCCAAAGCATTGCTGGATCACGCACCTATCAAAACGCGCGGTGATGCCGGACAACTCACTCCAAATGTCAAGCCATTCGGGCCATTCATAACTCTTGCACTTACTTGCAAGCGCATAGTCCGGCAAATTCTCAACATCCCTGATCAACATAGAAGCTTGATTCAGTTGAGTTGCGCCCACATACCTCAGAAATGCATTTCCATCTTCCCCCCAAACTCCCGGCAATTCCCGCTTAACTTCCCACTGATGCGAGCACACACCGATGACGTAAGACTGACCAATTCTCGCATCGCTTACTGTTCCTCCAGGCATTGTAGGGCATCCTACTGAGTTGCAAAGTGGTGCATCAGATTCACCCCTGGTTTTAAACTCCTTACTCACACTGCCCGTGGTTGCTTGCGACACCTGTGATCCACCATCAAAGCCTCGGTCCCTAATCTGTGCAATTACGGAGCTCCATTTTTGCTTTATGACCATGGGAACCGCTGCACCCGTCGAGTTATTGTCCAAGTAATGCATATTCCCTCTTTTAACCTTGCAGAACCAAGCTAAGCCCAAATTAAAGAAGCTTGCAGCACATCTTCTTGTGGTCACGAACTTCACTGCATATGACACAGTGCGCACCAAATCACTGTGTTCTTCCCCAGATGCACGCAATGCTCTCATGCTTAGGAATGCACTCTTACTAAGCAGCGTGAGAATTAGCTCCAGCACCTCCCCATCTGTACCATCGTTTACAGCACTGGGTGCATAGCATTTGAGCACAACCCTCTTCAATGCAACTTTGAGGTTAGCTGCAGGTACGTGTAATAAACATTTCTTGGGGCGTTCAGCGATGGGGGCTAGCCCCACATAAGGTGCACCCACATGCGGCCACAATTTCGCCGGATCCAATGACTCTCCATTAAACCTCCCCAGAGCATCAACTATGTCCACGCCCTCTTCGACGAAAAGTTGATCCCACTCAAATATGAGATCCACGCTTTTGGCGTTGCACTCTTCAAGCTTGACCGTAATGCATAGTGGGCGCATGCTGCTGACAAATCTATCAAGACTCACCTCCTTCACTACATCTAATTGCCTGGAGAGCCAGCTTGGTAGAACGCCACTATAACAATCTTTCATAAAACTGCGCCACACTTCAGGACATATGGTGCTCCTCAAGCCCTTCGCGTCCATAACAAGGGCCGAGAACTCCTGCACGAATTTGATTTCAAATGCAGTGGGTTCTGGTACGATTTGGCTCAACTTTGCCATTGCAGATTGCGCATCTGGTTTCTTGAGAGATTTGATATACCTATATAATTTAGAAACAACGCTATAGCTAATGGGGTAATAAGGCAATTTTTCAGCAGTTAAATCTGCCAAACTATCAAAGGCAATGGCTTGAAATTTATCAAATGACCGATACTTAGTATTCTCCATTTCCCCTCTGGTGAGTGAAACCAAATGATGGGCAAATTTGCTACATAACAAATCTACCTTGTAAACGGTCCCATCAGGTAGCACAACAGTGTTGCACTTCAACAAATAACCACCATGTAGGGGTTGCTCATACCCCTCAGTATGAACGCCATCAGGATAGAAAAGAAGAAGCTGGCCCTTGATCTCATACTCATAGCACCACGGGTTCAAAGATGACTTAGCACCAATTAACAGCTCTGGGGGGTAAACTATTGTACCGAGCATAACTTCGGGCTTGAGCACCTCAAGGAAAGTTATAAGATCTTTTTTCTTCCAATAGTGCAATTCGTCGTGGAAGAACAGGTACTTACTTCCCCTGGTTATTAATTCTGGTACCAGATCTCGCAGAGTCACGTCTTCCAAACAACCCTTCTGCCGATTCAAGCCTTGATGCGGTAAGGTACTGCGTATAACGAATTCATTCCCATACCTCACCTTATCTCTGCTGGTCACATACCGATTGATGGCGGTAACTAGAGAGATGTCCTGATGCCTTTGCTTGAGTAAATGTAACTTATGATCCTTAATACCTACAAAGAAAAACTTGTTATCTATGTAAGAGGGAAGAACACTATAAAGCATGTAATTTTCTAAGGTTTTACACACGGGGGGGGAATGTACAACGGCGGAATAAGGACTAAGGTACAAGCCAGCACGGCTCAACTCTTGCTTGGCCACTGCGTCCAAATGGAAGTTTGCAATGGAGAAGTTGCTTGATTCCATATTTTTGTAAGACACAGCAGCTGTGTTCGCAATAGTTGCCTGTACGGCAGGTTCAAAACTAGCGACGATATCCTCCATGGGAGTACGGTATGTAAGCGCCATTATGAATGTAGTGAAATGCGTAAGATTAGGTACTTCACTAGATTCGAGGATATTGTTTTGCTG